GCTGTTACAATGTCATTGAATATTATAAGCAATTATGAATTTTTACAAGACTACCAAACAGCATCAACACCATATATTACATCACAAAATATTGGATCGTCTCCAACAAATTTATTTAGATTCCATACATTATCACATGGCACATCTGTAAATCATGAAGTAAAAATAGGTATTGCAGATATAAGAACTTCTACTGAAACAGCAGATCCTGATGGTTATGGTTCATTTACCGTTATTGTACGTAGAGTTAAGACACTTAATTTTGTTGGCTCACCATATGTTTCTGCAGATACAGATTCAACACCAGATACGGTTGAAACATATACAAATTGTAATCTAAACCCAGAATCACCAAATTATATTGTTAGAAAAATTGGTAACAAATATCAAACAATAAATGATTCAAATGAATTAATAGTATCTGGAGAATATGCAAACATATCAAAATTTATACGAGTAGAAGTAGATCCAGGAGTATCAAATAAGACTAATGCTGTATCATTGATACCATTTGGTTTCCGAGCAATGACATCACCAATACCAATGGTATCTGGGTCAGTTAATTTGTCGCCAATTACATATCAAACAACACAAGTTTCTGGAACTTATAATGCATCAACTTATTTTGGATTTAATTTCAATGTAATTAATAATTTAAATTATATAGCTCCAATACCAACTAGTGGTTCAACAACAGGAAGTAATTCTGATTTTTATTTAGGAAACATATCACAAGATGCAGCTGCAGCATTCCCAACATCAGCAACAGCATATTCAGGAAGTTTAGAAAGTGCATTAACTGGTGCTACATTTTCTACCAATATTAAAAATGATACAAGAAAATTCATTGTACCATTCCAAGGAGGATTTGATGGAGCAAAACCAAATCTAAAAAAATATTCAGGTGGCAATATTACTGCAGCAAATACATTTGGATTTAATTGTGCCACTGCAACATCGACTGGTACTGCTGCATATAACAAAGCATTTAGCTTGTTAAGCAATACTGATTATTATGACATGAATTTGCTAGTAACACCAGGAATTATTGATTCATTGCACTCATCAGTTACTAGTGCTGCTAGATCGTTAGCAACAAATCGTCAAGATACATTTTATGTAATGGATTCAAATCCTATCTCAGATAGTATATCAGCAGTTGTAAATCAAGTAACATCATTAGATAGCAATTATAGTGCGGTATATTGGCCATGGCTACAAATTACAAGTAGAAATCCAAACAATCCAATATTTGTACCACCGTCAGTAATGATACCAGGAGTATTAGCATTTAATGATTCAGTTCAAGCGCCATGGTACGCACCTGCAGGCTTGAATAGAGGGTCAATGGAGACAGTTTCAGATACTTATAAGCATTTGAGTCAGTCAGATCGTGATGCATTGTATACAGCACGAGTTAATCCGATTGCAAATTTTGTTAATGACGGGGTTGTTGTATTTGGACAAAAAACAATGCAAGCTCGACCAAGCGCATTAGATAGAATCAACGTAAGAAGATTATTAATTGAAGTTAAGAAATTTATTGCATCATCAACCAAGTATTTAGTATTTGAACAAAATACATCGGCAACACGCAACAAATTTTTGAATATTGTTAATCCATACATGGAACAAATTAAAGCTCGTCAGGGTTTATATGCATTCCGAGTTATTATGGATGGAACAAACAATACTGCGGATTTAATAGATCAAAATATTATGTATGGTCAAATATTTATGCAACCAACAAGAACCGCAGAATTTATTATTTTAGACTTTAATATTCAACCAACGGGTGCAGCTTTCCCGGAATAGTAACAAATAAAATAAATAATAATTAAAAGGTAGTGTTAATATGCTACCTTTTTTTTTGTGTTGATATTTATATATAAAAAATAGGATTAATATTATGGCATTATCTGATAGCATCAACCCAAATTTATTAAGTAGCGCGGCAACTCAAAATGAAATGTTTGACACTGCATTTTCATGGGAACCGAAACGTCAACATCATTTTATATTGCAAGTAAATGATATTCCATCATATCTAGTAAAAGCATCTGGAAAACCTACAATTACAAATAACGAAGTTGCATTGGATATGATTAACATTAAACGATATGTTAAAGGGAAATCTGAATGGAGTACAATTACAATGACATTGTATGATGCAATTGTTCCATCAGGAGCACAAGCAGTAATGGAATGGGTACGACTACACCATGAATCAGCAACAGGTAGAGATGGATATTCATCATTCTACAAAAAACAAATACAGTTACACCAACTTTCTCCATTAGGCGAAGTTATTGAAGAATGGACATTAAATGGTGCATTTATCACTGACGCAGCATTTGGAACTTTTGATTGGGGCAGTGATGCTGTACAAGAAATTGAATTAACAATCCGATATGATTGGGCATTCTTAAACTTCTAATAAAACAATACAAATAAAAAGGAGTCGACTTTGGCTCCTTTTATAATTTAGTTATAAAGGCAAAAATGAGTAACAACAAATTAACTACACGATTACCAAATCAAAACGTTATTGAAACTGCGCGACAGCAGTACGAAAACACGCAACGAAGCAAATTACCTAGCATTGTAATAGATTTACCTAGCAAAGGATTAATTTACCCGGAGGACAGCATACTACGTGATGGAAAAGTAGAAATGCGGTACATGACGGCATTTGATGAAGATATAATAACTAATGCATCCTATTTACAAAATGGAATACTTTTTGATAAATTAATAGATGCTGTATTAATATCTCCAATTAAAGCAAAAGATATTGCACCATTAGACCGAGACATGTTAATTGTTTATTCTAGGATTTTATCATATGGATCAGATTATCCAGTAACAGTAGAAGATCCAAAAACAAAGACCGTTTTAGAACGTGTTGTAGATTTAAGTAAATTAGCTCAAAAACCATTTGATCTAGTCCCTGATAAAAACGGAGAATTTGATTACAAGGTAAATGATGATATTACTTTAAAATTTGCATATAATTCTAAAATGCAAGAAAATGCAACAATTTCACAAATATTAAAACAACTTATTCGACAAGTCGGAACAACACGTGCTGAGTCAGACATTGAACATTTTATACGCTATGAATTTTTAGCGCGTGATGCTAAAGAATTCCGTACATTTTATGTAAAAAATGCTCCCGGTATTAATTATGAGTATGACTTCGAAGGTGAAGATGGAGGCACCTTCAAATCTAGGTTTCAAATTGGATCAGACATTTTTTGGTTTTAGTCCACAAGATAGAGTACAATTACACGAAAACATATTCAATTTATTATGGCATGGCGAAGGTCGATGGGACTGGGATACCATATATAATATGCCTATTTTTCTACGCAAGTTTTATATTAAGCAAGTTAATGCAATAATACAAGAACGAATTGATCGAGCTAAACAACAGCAAAAACAAAAATCTCGCACAACAACAAAATCACCTAGGTAAATATTTATATAAAAAGTATGTGATATGGCAGATCCTACAATAGCAGATTTTACGCGTATAGTTAAAGGTATGGTAACAAATACCACTGAAATGCTATCTGCTGGAGTGAAAATGCGTAAAGCTTTATATACAAGTGTAGGTGGCATGAATAAATTGGCGGACGGAACCATGCTATTAAATCGTGGACTAAGTACGCAAATTGGGTTCAATGAAACCTTAATTGAAACATATGTAGACCTAGCTGCTAAATCACTAGTTTTTGAATCTAGAAACAAAGATCTTAATAAAACATTTGGAATAACATCAAAAAGCGCTGCACTAGTATCGCAAACAATACACAAATTAGCAAAAGAACATGGATTTGCGGGAGTACAAGCTATTGGATATGCCACTAGCATAAAAAAATTGTTGCCAACTTTACAACAACAAGGTAAAGAAAATGACAAAACATATATGTCAATGCAACGTATTCAACATGTATTAACTACTAATTTAGGGTTAACGGAAGAAGCTACTGCAAAATATACTTTATATGCATCAAAAAATGGTAAAAATGCTGATACAACGTTGGCGTTTGCCGCTGCATTG